GTAACTTTGATTTCAGAATTTTCACCAAACCATTGGTCAATGTCTTGTTTGTTTGTTTTATTTAGGACTTTTTCAAAAAAACTCTTTTTCATAATTATATATACAAAAGAAATATAAGATATTTATTGTTAAGATGAAAGTAAATTTATATGATAAATCTAGTGGACTTGGTTCTGAACAGATAAATGTTATTCAGGACTTCTTGAGATTTTGCCAAAAAAACTCTCCACTTAAGAAAGACGTTGATATCCAACTTCTTGGTGAACGTTTTGGTAAAATGACTACAGGAAGTGAAATACTTGGTAGAATTAAAGTTCTTGCGGGTGGAAGAATGTTAATTGACATTTTAAGAACTATTGCTCACGAGTGGGTTCACGAGTTTGCTCGTCAAAGAAATATCAAGTTGCAAGGGTTTAACACCCAATCTCAAGAGAATTATGCGAATACTGAAGCAGGTATCATGATTCGTATGTACGAAAAAAGTAATCCGCAATTAACTGCGTTATTGTATAATTAAAAAAGATTATGTATATTTGTCCTATGGATAGGGACTTTCAATGGATACGTAAGGTAATTGGTTCGATTACCCACTTTGGACAAATTCAATCTGCCGAAAATCTGATTGATTTTTATGTTAAAAAGTATGAAAATTCTGAAGAATTAACACAATATTCTTTGGACTTTGAATGTAGTATTGTTTCCTTAAAGAAAAGTTTAATTAGTAAGAAAACAATTCTTGAATTATGATTGAAAAAATAAAAGAACTTTATTGGTCTAAAATTGGTTATAAGGTAAGAGGTTTTTTCACCTCTGTTGGTAATTTGATTAAATGGTTTCCTGTTATTTGGAAAGATAGAGATTGGGACGACCATTACATTTTTGAAGTATTCAAGTTCAAGTTAGAAAAACAAGCTAAGTACATTAAAGAAAAAGGTTTTCACACTAATTCAGACCTTGACGCTAAAAGAATGATGTTGTGTGTTAAACTGATGGAAAAAGTTCAAGAAGAGTTTTATGTAATGGAATATATGGACTACGAGGATAAAGATTTTTTCTTTGTTCCGACAGGTGATGATATTGAAGATGTATTGGATGGATATTATATGGAGACACGTTTGAAAAAAGAAAACTTAAATGACTTTTTCAAAAAATATCCATTGGTTTATAAGAAAATTGTTACTGATAAAAAATATCATATTTTTAAAATAGACAACGAGGATTTAACTTCATACGAAGTTAAATCAAGAATTGCCTTGAATATCGGAAGATACAATCACGAAAGGGCAAGAAAGTTACTTTTTAAAATCTTGAGTGAGAATATTGAACGTTGGTGGAATTAACCGTTAATTTCTTCTTCAGTAGTTTCTTGTACTTCTTCTACCTTAAGTTCTTCAGAATTATCTTTTGATTTTCTATAACCTAAAAGACTTGCTCCGATTCCAACAAGGACTACTGATTGTGTTACAACGTCAATATCGTTGTTTAAAAACATTTTATCAACACAACCAACAAGGAATGTCAAACCTCCGATAAACACGATGTAAAGACCCGCCGTTCCACTTCCTGATGTCTTTCCTGAACTATTGGAAGTCATCTCGGCAAATGAAAACTGTTTAATGTTTCCGATTTGTTTTTTAATGTATTCTTTCATTTTATCTTCCTTGACCTTTATAAGGTTTTTTGTAATTCTTACTTGTTTTATTGGATGTAAATTTCTTTGATGATTTACCTGATTTCTTAACTCCGAATGATAACTTCGTTGAACCTGTTGCTTTAGCTGCCATTATTTCATTTATTTAGCAATAAGTATATAATTTTTTTAAAATTTCGTCTATTTATTAATAAAATATTTTATTATGACAAAAATAGTTAAACTAACTGAAAATGATTTAGTTGATATTATAAAAAAAGTTATTAGTGAACAAACACCTGATAGAAAAAGATTTATAACTAAATCACAGACTAAACTCACCCAAGGTGAGCGCACCCAGGGTCAGAGTAGTTATTCAAAACAATATGAAGCATTTAAATCTGAAGGTCAGGCGACTGAAGATAATACAAAGTTCAATGATTTGAGGATTAAGGTTAACTCATTAGTAAATTTTCAGGAAAGAGATAATGGATATGTAAAAAACATTCTTGTTGGCCAATCACAGATTGATTTATGGGAAAAAATAAAAATAGATGACATGTATTATGCTGCGGATATTATTAACGCAGTTATATCTAAATCAGGGAGTGATGCATACAAATACTGTAGATTGGGGACAAATAAAACGGCATTTGAACTTACAGACCCATCTATGACAACACCACCTGAAGATGATGAAACACCTGGGGAAGTGGATGTTGTTACAATTCCATCGGAAATTGTCCAGCAAGATTTCTTTGATAATAATAGCTCGGCATTAAAACAACCTGGAATAGATGAATTTATGGCAACTTTTATTGAACCATACAAAACAGCTTTAGCTAAAATTAGACAAACTTATCCTAATGCGGGAATATGTATACAACGTATGTATATAGAGTCAAGTGCTAGTAGATTTAGAAATCAAGGGGGAGCAAAAGATATGAGTTTTCTTCAATTATCCGAGGCAAGGGCTAAGACTGTTGAATATTTGTTAATGAATGCCTACGGAAAATTAGGTGGTAATTGGTGTACAGGTACACGTACTACAACAATAAATGCTAAAGGACAAAATGGTGATGGTACATCTGGACCAAATCCACCTGTTGGATATACTTTTTTACCTAAAGGTGTTGATTATAATTTTGATAATTTTGTAGATACACGTAATATGGCCCCAAAAGATAAGGCAACATACGAAGGTAAAAGAAATCAATTTGGAACTCCTGAACCTGCCGATAAAGGTGGTGCTAAGGCTTATGAAAAATATAGATATGTAAGACCAACAGTTGATGTTGAACTTTATTACGGTGACGAAAAACCTAATGTACCAGATACTTTGGAGGGTGAAAAAATCGCCCCTGACAAAATAGAAAGTAAAGGTCAAAAATATTGGGCGGTTTTATATAGATGGAAATTTTCAATTATTACAGGACGTAGAAAATTTGATAGAAAAAAGAAAAAAAATCATAAAAATAAAGAATATCAAAGAGTAAATAAACATCATTCTGTTCAAGAAGACCCTAGTAAAAAATGTCTTAAAAAATCTGCAGACAAAATAAAAAGAGAAATGAAGAAAGATAAAAGACGTGGAAGAAATTACTCGGATAGATATTTTTCTAAATAAACAATTGGTATAAAAATATAATTAACAATAAAAAAAGGAGTTTAACTCCTTTTTTTATTATTTTAAAGTTTTATTTGAAAGAATACCAACAATATAGACTGAATTGAATTTATTTACCCCAACTTGGAAATTAACTTTTGTTAGTTTTTTTTCATCCATAATTTTTCTATGTGAGTCTGATTTCATAAAAGCGTTAAATAATCTTCTTGCAAGTTCTTTATTATTTTGTTTGTGTAAAGTTTTTCCTGTTCCTATTAAAGAAATTACTTCACCCAAATCAGTATTAGAATTTGATTCTTCCGCCATTTTAGGGTAAAAGAAAGTATATCTATCGGTTAATGAATAAAATTTAGAACCTACTTCTTGTTTATGTGAAACGTCGTCAAAATCTTTAAGATAATTTAACTGACATTCAGTTAGACAAAGTAAAGAATTATCTTCAGATATTTTATGACCCAAACTATCACATCTTTTGTAATAAAGAATCATAAATTCTTTTTGAATTTCTTTCAAATTGATGTGACTTGGTAATTGTGATTGAGAAAAACCAAGAACAGACATTGTAATGAAACATACTGAAAGAAATAAGTTTTTCATAGGACTTGATTATTTAATTATTAATACAAATATATACAAAATATTCCTCCACACAAATATATTTATAAATAAAGTGAACCTTGTTCATAAACTTTAAACCCACATTAATGGATAATGACAAAAATGAAACGAATTCTAAAGGAAAATGTTGCCACCTATTGCCTTATGCTCGCAATGTTTTTCAACCCACTAGGATTCGACATAATGTTCAAAGCAATTTTAGACTACACAAGTTCTTATTGGATTACCACAGGAATTTTTTACTGTATTTCAGCATTGTTATTTGGGTTGTATTTCTTATTACGAAGTAAAAAATGAATATCAAAAAACTTATCAAAAAAGTTCTTACAGAATCAGTGGAGAAACCACTTATTTCAGAACATCTTAATTATCATGTGACAAATGATATACCACTAAACGATAACATCTTCAGATTTGGTTCAGAAGAGTTCTTTAATGTTATTAATGAAGGTCGTGAGTTATATTTTGAAGGAATGGTAGAATTAAGTGAAGACGATGTTGAACTTGTTGAATCTGACTTTGGAAAACAAGTAACTTTATCAAGTGGTAGAGTTGTTTTCTTGGATACTCCGATGGAAGAATCATTTATTTCTGAAGCTGAACATAATGGAAAGAAAGTTGAACTTGGTAAACCAAGAAGAAATAGTGGTGGTGGAAAGAAATATGTTGTTTATGTAAAGAACCCGTCAACAGGTAGAGTTAAGAAGATTTCATTTGGTGATGTTCATGGTGGTTTAACTGCTAAGGTATCTAACCCTAAAGCTCGTAAATCATTTGCCGCAAGACATCAGTGTTCTAAGAAAAAAGATAGATTAACTGCCGGATATTGGGCATGTCGTTTAAACCGTTTTGGTTATTTGTGGGGTGGTAAAACTTATACAGGATTTTGGTAATATGAAACCGTATAAAGATAGAAAATTAACAGAAACTTCAAAAATTAGAGTTTTTAAATCCGATGTTGATAGTGGTGAACTACAATGGCATCGTGATAGAGAAGATAGATTGATTGAAGTTGTTCAGGGTAATGGATGGAAATTTCAAATGGATAATCAACTACCTATAGAGTTAACTGAAGGACAAGTATTATTAATTCCTGAAGGAACTTATCACAGAATATTCAGAGGAACGTCTGATTTGGAATTAAAGATTGATTTTATTTAGTAATCCTATCAACGATTAAATCCATAAGTCGTTTTAAGAAATTACCTGAAATTGTTATTAATCCAAATGCTGATAATGATTTAACTAACATTTCAGTATCTTTCATATCCCATATACCCTCAGAAACTGCATCATATATCATTGGTATGATTGGAACCAAGAATGCGTAACTTAACATATTTGTCACACTGAATGCTGATAAATTCAAACTCTTTAAAAAACCTGCTAAAACAGTTTTAAGTTGATTGGCTTTAATTGCTCCCAATTTAAATGGACCTTCAAGTCCGTCTTCTTTAATTTTTTCAATAATTGATTTGGTAAAATTTCTTTCTTGAAAGAATATTACTGACGCAATACCGGCTGCAATCAATGATGAATCTTTTTCTGTTAACTCAGGTACTTGTCCATTTAACCATTGCATGATTGGACCCATAAACCCTCCGATTGCCGCACCCCATGTGAGCATCATCTTTAAGTTTATTGAAACATGAGTTTTCGTGTCTTCAACAATCTTTTTAGTTAGTTCAACACCATCTTCTTGAACTTCTTTAATCCTATCATTTATTGCTTCAAGGATAATTTGCTTTTGAGATTCTTTAATTATATATTTCATTATATTTATAAATATATGAGTAAGAAATTAAATCCTGAACTTAAACCTGATGATAGAATTGTTATTATTGAACTCTTAGGTGAACCTCAACTATCGTTTGGTGATAGAGGAACTGTTAAAGGAGTACAAAAAGGACCTGGATTTGTTCAGTATGTTGTTAAATGGGACAATGGGTCAAGTCTTTATTTATTGGATGAAGATAAATGGATGTATGAATCTGAGTTTGATGAAATGAGAGAACGAAAAATGAAAAAAAATATACAGGAAAATAAATCAACTGATTTAACACAACATGCGATGTTAGTAAAACATTTCAACATGTTGTTTATAAAAAGATATCTAAATAAATTAAGAGAGGCTAGTGTTGTTAATATGTTTTCGGCGGCTCCATATCTTTATATGGGTAAAGAAAGATTGGCTCATGAACACAAGTATAGTGATACTAACGAAGCCTTTGATGAATTAGTTGATATGGCCGATAAGGCTCAAGGTGAAATGGTAAACGGAGTAATCAGTATACTTGAAGATGAAAATAAAGAAGTGACAGTTGAAAACATTAATTCTGCTTTAAGAAGATACGCACCAAAAATTATTTCATTTTACGCAAATTACTTCTAAAGTAAAAACAAAGGATTTCTTTCACCGAAGTGTCCACCAACAATGTTGTAGTAATAATATTCTAAAGCATCTTCATAAGACATATCTTTTTGTAATGACTCAAGTATTTTATCACGTGAATAAAGTATTCTTACTCCATTACCAAACTCTTCAACA